CCGCAGTTCAGCACCACTATGGTTTTGTCTTCCTGCATGAATTTCAAGAAATTCCGGAATATCCTCTCATCATGGTCGAACATATCCTGGGAAAATCCGCTGCGGATGCCACCAGTGGGCGCCTTCAGGTGCCAGGAAATGGCATCGGGTACTGCCATAATCCGGTACCCCTTTCGCGCCAGGCTGTAAGTGAACAGCGTTTCCTCCCGATGCGCTACCTGGGAAAGACCAAGGGCGAAGTCTGCCACCCCAGCCCGGTACAGGAAAGAACAGTGGAGATGCTCAACCTGGGCGGGATACAGAATTCTCCCCCATTGGATATTGGGTTCAGTATCGAGATTCTTGATTTTTCCAGTGGCTGTATTGCGGAGTATTGGAGGGGTCAAGATAGGGCCCCCAATGGCGCCAGTCTTATTAGTGATGTAGGTGCTCAGGATTTTGAGGACATTGGGTTCAGGTACACAGTCGTCATCCACCCGCCATACCCAGTCATACCCCATATTATTGGCAATCTGGTGAATATGATGTTGGCCTTTCTTGGGAGCGTATTTCACCTCCCAGGGAATCTTTTTCTCATCCAGGATGTTGAACAGGTGCTGATAGATAAACCGGCTGCGGAGGTCTTCTGGCTGCTTGTTATCGTCAAAAATGATGAGTTTGTCCGGGGCCCTGGTTTGCATGGCAATGGCATGAATCACCATGGGCAGCGTAGTGTCATAACGGCCATAAGTGGCCACTGAGCAAAGAATTCTATCCATTGATCCACCTGCAGATTAAAAGGCTGAATTTGGCGTCAGGGTTCACTTCCTTGGTGATAATGCCATCCTGGTCGATGTACCAGAACTCTGCACCGGGGAAATGACTCTCGTTTAGCCCATGAAGGCAATGATGATGACCCCAGAAGCCAGGGGGCTCATTCAGGGGCACCGAGACAATTAGATTGCGACAATGCCCCTTGAGGCGCTTAACCACCTCCAGTCCGTTGGGCAGGTGCTCAATAACCTCAAACGCGACAATATTGTCATAAACGCCCAGTTCAAATTGATTGATGTCACCATGCAGGAAAGTTGCCAATGGGCCCCACTTCTGTTTCTCGGCAACCTCAATTATTTCCTGGTCATAGTCCAGGCCGGTATAGCTGGTGTTTGCTGGAAAGAACTGAACTCCGTACCCAGTAGAGCAGCCCAGTTCAAACAGAGAATTACCCACCAGGTTCTCACTGGCGAATTCATACCTGATTTTCTCCCGCGGGAATACTGGATCGCCCTTCAGGAATACCGCCCTTTCGTAATCGTTGGATAAAAGAAATTTATAGTGATCTCGGTTGTACCGCCGGGCAATTTCAAGCATATTCTTTCGGAATATCTTGTCCCAACCAGGGATATGCTTCACCGTTCCTTCCCCTGCATGGTAGATGGGGAACCCGCCAGTAAAGGTGGTTCCAGTCCAATACTTCTCAAAGACTTCGCAGATTTTCCATCCGGCTTGTTGCGCCCGGATACAGAAATCAATATCCTCGCCCCCGCCAACCCCAAAGGATTCATCCAATAATCCAATATGGGAAAAGATTTCCTGTTGGATAGCAACAGCGAAGAATACGGCAAAGTCATGCCCGGCTTCCTGATTCTTAATGATGCAGGAGATACCACATTCAGGATCATTGAATGGTTGGTCAAATAAATCCAACCATTGATTCTTGGGCTGGTCTAGCAGAACGGTGTCATTGTTGAGCAGGATGACCTTATCGCAGGTGGCATATTCTATCCCTGTATTACAGGCAATGGCATATCCCATCGGGTCTGAATATACAGCATCCCAGAAATTACCTTCCAGCCCCTGTTCATCAAAGACGCTAGCAACTTCTTCCAGATAATTGCGGGTGTTGTCAGTACAGCCATTTGCCACCACTATCAGTTCAATCTCTGACAGATCGGTGTATTTGATGATGGATTCGATGCAAGGTTTTAGCAGGTCATCACAATGATTGTAAGTCGGTACGATTACCGAGTAGCGCATTTTCCCCTCCCAAGGATAGATTAGGTCATATTATGCTACAGGTTGGGTTGGCTGAATAGGCATATTTACCATGAATGTTTGGGGGTCAGTTCCAGCAACTACGGTTGCAAATTGCGGAATAGCCCATGCCCAAACAGCATCCCGCCAGCCAATCAAGGCTTTTGCATCAACCGCATATTGAGCATTAGTGCTACTGGCATAAGAAGCGGCAGATACGATGCTGTCATAACCCCATGCTTTAGCACCAACGTCAAGGGATTGCTGAATAGCTGATGTGATGTTTGAAACTGTTTCTGCTTGAGTGGAAACGATAGGAACAACAGCACAAGGAATCAAACTTTGAGTCCATGCAGGGAGTTCCAAAGAACCGTTCTGGTCATCAAATTGATAATATCCATCCCCAGAATCTTTGAACGCATGAATAGTCATTACAAAATCCTTGTGATGGTGAAAGTTGCAGATGCAGATGTATTTGCAAGAGACGCTTGTGCTAGATGCGGTCTTACAACTCCACCAGATGCAATGTATCCTACCCAAGCATTACCGCCACCTTCATTAGTGGAAGCCCCAGCATATCCATAACAAAGAATGTTCGCCGGGGTAATGTTATAAATAATTGTTGTTAATTGAGTTGAATTTAACGAAACCCCAGCGACATAGGAAGTTACATTGCTAGGAATCATATCAGTGTAACTAATTGCGTAAACACCACTTATGTTGATTGTAAAACTTGCGCCAAGAGTCGCAGAGTCAGCGTAGGTGATTGATGAACCCGTATTTGTTCCTACGGTGCTGAACCTACGAATTACCGTATTAGTTGATCCATACCCATTAGCACCATAAACGGTAACCATTGAAACAGGATTCAACGGAGTAGCCGTAGCTTGGGTGGTCGAATCTGGAAAAGTAATTCCTGCGCCTGTGACTGAAGTTGCCATGTTAGTCCCCTACCGTAATTCAAACCAAGAAGTTAATGTAGTAGTGCCAGTTGTAGTGATGCTGTATGTTGCCCCAACAGGAATAATTCCATCTACTACAAGGGGAGAGAAAGATGCACTATTTCCATAAGTTACTATAGTTGTTCCAGCTATAGCTAGTGCGGCGGTACAAGTTGCCGAACAGTTTATTTGTACTTTTATCGCAATGGGTCTGCCAGTAGAATTTGTATAAGTAGAACTAAAGGCTCTGCTTGATGTTTGGTTAGACCATGTTTGAGGGTCAAACCCTAATCCAGTAGTTCCTTGTATTGAAGTATCAGGAAAAGTAATTCCAGAAGTTCCGCTAATAACTGTAGTCATGGCTTAACTCCACTGCTCTACGGGAAGCGCAGGAAACATTGGGTTGGTAACAGGATCGACAGCCAATGCCCGAACAGCTATACGATAGGCAAGGAAGTCGGCAGCATTAACCAAATGATGTGCGTTTGAGGTATTCGTTACGCTGGGAAGTTCTACCCAATCGGTTGCAGCCAATAAAGCCATCGCTTGTTGTTTGCACTGTGCCTGAAGTTCTGCTGCTGTGGGAGCAGGAGGGTCAACAGCAATAGGATTGCCGTTTGCATCGGCTTGAATGATTTTTCCCAAAGACTGGGAAGCCATCAATGACATCCATTCAGCTTGAGTGATTTCTACAACATCCGCTGGCATCGTTGTGTGCACAGTTGAGTCGTAAAAACCATTAGTTGATTTTGAAAAGTAAATAGCCATTTCAGTATCCTATTGCAATAGCATAACCATTAAGTGTTGACCCTGACCCTTGATACATGGTGGCCCCGGTAGTTGTCCAAGAATACACGATGCAAGTTGTTGCTCCGTGTGCGCTTGACTGCTGCCCCCAAGTGGCAAATACACAGGCGGTTGGGAAAGAAATGGGCCATGTCACAGTGGTAGTTCCTCCATTAGCGATAGAACCGCTAACAACCCACTGAATAATCATCCCACTAGGTAGTTTCTGATACCCACTGGTGCTTAAAGATTGCGTACCCGCCGTAGTCTGTGTTGTGGTGTCTGGGTAAGTAATCCCAGTTCCAGTAATTGAAGTCGCCATTTATACCACCGTCCAAGATTGACCAGTCGGAACTGTGACAGTCACGCTAGTGTTTACTGTAATCGGGCCAGCCGAAACTGCGTTTTGTCCTGTAGGAATAGTATAGCTTGTGGTTACTGTTTGCCCATTAAGATAGAATACTTGGTCGCCCCCGGCTCCTGTTGCTCCGCTTGGGGTTCCCGAATACCCAGAGTAACCAGAAGTACCAGTTGCTCCATTGATGCCAGAATATCCGGAATACCCGCTTGTTCCTGTTGCTCCGGTGGAACCATTGATTCCGCTATAACCAGAATATCCTGAAGTACCAGTCGCTCCGGTTGAGCCATTCGCTCCAGAGTAACCACTATAACCAGAAGCACCAGTAGAGCCGTTTACTCCTGAATAACCAGAATATCCAGAAGTACCATTTGTTCCTGTTCCACCGGAATACCCTGAAATCCCGCTGTAGCCAGATACACCAGAACCAGAGTAGCCAGAAGTTCCGCTATACCCAGAAGTACCAGTAGAACCATTGGTTCCACTATAGCCACTATAGCCTGAAGTTCCGGTTGATCCATTGATTCCACTATAACCGCTATAACCAGAGGTACCAGTAGAGCCATTTACACCGGAGTACCCACTATAGCCAGAGATACCAGACCAACCGGAAATACCCGAACCAGAATAACCAGAGATACCAGAATATCCGGAGATACCAGAATAGCCAGAAATTCCGCTGTAACCGCTGATTCCGCTGTAACCGCTATATCCCGAAGTGGAATAGGCAATTTGGGATGCTTCAACAAATACACCCGGTGTTACTGGTACTGTTGGGCCAGTTTGTGCGGCATAAGTCGTAATTCCAATAGTGGTGTTTGATACTGCCCACATAAACTGGATGTAATCTCCAGCATTTAACTGAAGAATATATGGCGTTACTGCAATTAAAGCACCAGCACCACCATGAGAAGTACCCGGTACATTAAATATACTATTTGAATCCGCTACATCTGAACCATTTTTTCTAATCCATACATCAACATTGTCACCATTAGCATCGCTGTTGGTAAATTGAATAGAAAATTGAACTAAATATGTTCCAGCGTTAGCAAAGGTAAGCTGATTGCCGGAAACAATGCTTACACCAGAATTATTTGGGAATGTGTTTCCAATGGCAACCGTATAAGCCGTGGTAGTGCTTGATGCTGTTTGATTGGTTAAATCATAAAACGAACCCCAATAGCCCAATGTGCCGCCAGCCCCTACAGCCCCGCTATAGCCGGAATATCCGGATAGTCCAAGGCCGGAATATCCCGATGCTCCGCTATAGCCAGAAATGCCAGAACCAGAATAGCCAGAAATGCCGGAGAATCCAGAATACCCCGAATACCCAGAGATGCCACTATAGCCAGAATAGCCGCTTACACCGGATCCAGAGTAGCCAGAGATGCCGCTATATCCGGAAATGCCGGAGTAACCACTAATGCCTGACCAGCCAGAAGTTCCAGAATAGCCGGAATAACCCGACCATCCACTGATTCCAGACCAACCGGAAGTTCCGGAGTACCCGCTATAGCCGGAGATACCAGACCAACCGGAGATCCCGCTAAAACCAGAATAGCCAGAAATACCTGACCATCCTGAAATTCCGCTGTAGCCGCTATAGCCAGACCATCCAGAAATACCTGACCAACCACTGTATCCAGAAATGCCGGAAAATCCGCTATAGCCGCTAATACCAGACCAGCCACTATATCCGCTGATTCCGGAGTAGCCGCTAATGCCGGAATAGCCAGAATACCCGCTAATGCCAGAGTATCCAGAGATGCCAGAGTATCCGGAGATGCCAGAGTATCCGGAGTAGCCGCTGATGCCAGAGAAACCGGATATGCCAGAATATCCGCTAATGCCCGACCAACCGGAATAGCCAGAAATTCCACTGTAGCCGGAAATACCGCTATAGCCACTGATTCCAGAAAATCCAGAATATCCGGAGGTACCACTGTAGCCCGAAATGCCACTGTAGCCGCTATATCCGCTGTAGCCAGAAATACCAGACCAGCCAGAGTATCCAGAAATACCATTCGCCACGGCGACAATGATTGCCAGATTATTAGCGAAGCCAGTAGTTCCAGTGCCACTCGATGACACCAATGAAACCGGAATAGTCCAATAAGTAGTGTTATTGGTAGGAGTTCCGGTAATGCGCCAAGTTTGATTGTTTGTTACTGATGCTTGGTCTTGCAGAATAATATCTTCAGTTGCCGCCAGCAATGACAGGAACAGGCTGATATTGATACCAGTGTTTTCAAAGTTGCTGATATTCAGCGAAGTTGCGCTAGTTTGAGTGGCGTTGTTCCAAAGAACTTTTCCAGAACCGGGGTCGCCAGTTGTAGCGGAAGTATCAGCAGTATATTCATAATAGGTGCTTGAAACACCACTGGCTCCAGACATCCCGCTATAGCCCGAAATGCCGGAATAGCCACTAATGCCGGAATAGCCAGAGATGCCACTATACCCAGAGTAGCCGGAGATACCGCTGTAGCCAGAGATTCCAGAGTAACCGGAAACGCCAGAGAAACCAGAGTAACCGCTGATTCCAGAGAACCCAGAGTATCCAGAGATGCCAGAGTAACCGCTGATGCCAGAGTAGCCGCTGATGCCAGAGTAGCCGCTGATGCCAGAGAAACCAGAAATGCCGGAATACCCACTAATTCCACTGTATCCGGAATATCCAGAGATGCCACTGTATCCAGAGATACCGCTAAATCCAGAGTATCCCGAAATGCCCGACCAACCGCTGTAGCCGCTGATTCCAGAGTAGCCACTGATTCCAGACCAGCCTGAAATACCAGAGTAACCAGAATAGCCACTCCAGCCTGAAATACCAGACCATCCGCTAATGCCAGAATATCCTGAATATCCGGAGATACCAGACCAGCCGCTAATTCCGGAATACCCAGAATAACCAGAGATGCCCGACCATCCGGAGATACCGCTATAGCCAGAATATCCTGACCATCCGCTTATGCCAGAGAAACCGGATATGCCAGAATATCCGCTAATGCCCGACCAGCCGCTGTAGCCACTAATGCCGCTATAACCGCTGATTCCAGAGTAACCAGAAATGCCAGAGTAGCCAGAAATGCCAGAATACCCGCTAATCCCTGAAAAACCACTATACCCGCTAAATCCGGAGTATCCAGAATAACCAGAATGGCCTGAATAACCAGACAGACCTGAATAGCCGGAATACCCAGAAAAGCCAAGCCCGGAGTAGCCAGAATAACCAGAGATGCCAGAACCAGAGAACCCAGAATATCCAGATACACCAGAGAATCCGAAACCGGGTGCGCCAGAATATCCAGAAAAGCCAGATAAACCAAGGCCAGAATAGCCAGAGTAACCGCTTACCCCAGATCCGGAATACCCAGAAGTGCCAGAATAGCCGGAAAATCCAGATTGCCCTTGACCTTCGGTTTGAGTCCAATAGATAGGGGTAGCATCAATCGTGCCGATTTGCGGAACGATTGATGCCCAGCCAGTGTTGATATTGACTGCGCCGTTCTTTACAAAGGTCAAGGCGTTGACGATATCTGCCCAAGTATTCATGTCGCTGGAGCGAGTCCATGCGCCAGTAGAGGCATTGTAAATACCGTTTTGGCTGGGGTCGATTTGGTCTTTTACCAGAACTCGATCTCCGGCCAGGGTGGTATAGCCATCAATCGTTTGAAGCCCAGACAGCGTGATATTTCCGGTGGTGCCACATTGGCAGTTGGCTTTTGGCTGAAATCCATAGGCCAGGTTGTCCACGTATTCTTTATTGGTAATGTCTTCAGGATTGACCGGAACTGCCAGAACCTGCCCGGTATTCGCCTCGAGATTGTTGAAATAGGCGCTTAATTGACCAGTGAGCAGTTCATCGGGTTGAACAAAGTCCAGGCCGGTTCCTGCGGTCATCATATTGATGCAAAAATCGCCCTTATTCCAAGCCTGGGGGAACGATCCTTCCTGGCCGCGCTGAACGGTGAAAATATCCCCATCAACTGCCGTTACCAACAAAATTTCGTTGATAAGTGGATTTGTTGCATTGATTATCGTGAGTTTGAACGCCTGACCAGCGCCAGGCTGAGGGAACATTGTCCCGGTGCCTGCAGCCACGGTGATTGTGGTATCAGTAGGCGCAACTGGCAGCGCAAGTGTTGTTTGCGCTTGATTGGCGAACAAAAGGATCATGGTCAGATAATCGAGTAGGTATCGTTAGCCGCCCCGGTGAACTTAATAGCCGCTACCGGAAACTGAAGGGTATAAACGATTTGACTGGTTTCCGTATAAGTCGGAGAAACAGCCGCATAAAAAGTCGTACCATCAAACGAGAATTGAATAGCCCGACCCGATGCGGCAGAGTTCAGAACTATCGAAACGGGGGTGGGGGTATTGGGCATATTGACCACAGCAGTAGTTCCAGTCAATGTTCCTTGTGCGTAAATGTAAGCCATAATTTTTCCTTTAATAGATTTCAGTCCATTGAGTAATAGATGGGACTCCTGATGTATTTTTCATTTGATATGTTGCCCCAGAAGGAACGATACAAGAAAATATTACACAATATGGAGAGCCACCAGAATAACTATTTGCAATCCAAGATTGAACTATACTTCCGTTAATTAAAAATGACGGAGTGTAATATCCCCCGCTATCATTTAAGCTAACGGTGACCAGCATTGGCTTACCTGTATTGTTTGTATAATTTGTATTTAATGCTCTTGCTGGGAATGTAACATTTGAAAACAGTCCAGTAATTGCATTTTGAATAAATGCTGTCGATGCAATCTTAAATGAATTATCCCCCGAAGCTGGGGTAGGTGTTGTCGGGGTTCCAGTAAGCGCGGGAGAATTGATTGGAGCCAGTCCGTTTACTGCGGTTGTTACAAATGCGGTGGTCGCCAACTGGGTTGTGTTCGTTCCAGCCGAAGCAGTAGGAGCCGCAGGAATCCCGGTAAAGGTTGGCGCATAAATAGGGGCATAGTTCGCCAGATTGGCTTGAACATAAGCCGTAGTCGCAATCTTGGTCGAATTATCCGCAGTAGCAGGAGTTGGAGCCGCAGGGGTTCCAGTAAATGTTGGCGAATTGATTGGGGCGTAGGAGGTCAGCACAATCGACGGATTGGCCAATACCCATGCGCTATAAGAACTGCTGTAAATCAGAAGCAACTGAGTTCCGGCGCCAGGAATTTGGCCTGCTACTAGGGCGATATTTCCTGAGAGCACTACCGGCAATACTCCGGTCACCGTCGAACCCATGGTCAGATTGAAAGTAACCGCCCCAGTATTCGCAGCAGCGGCATTGATAATTACCATCATGCCGTCAGAAAGGGCGGTCAAATTCGATGGAATGGTGGCAGTGATAGCGTTTGCGGTACCACTAGCATCAGCATACGTATAATAATTCTGCTGAAGTTGCTCTGATTGAACCAGATCAGCCATCACTCCAGCGGTATCGAAATTGCCGGCAAAGTCGCCCAGGCTGAACGCAGAAGCGGTGGTTCCTTCCTGGCCGCGCACCACCGTCAAAGTGTCACCAGAACGTGAGGTGCATAGGCAGATTTCATAAAGGGTGGTAGTGGTGGCGCTGTTCAGCGTAACTTTGAAGGCTTGGCCTGCGGAAGGATTGGGGAAAATCGAGCCAGTTCCGGGGGCCACGCTGATGGTGGTTTGGGTGTTTGTAATAGCCGATGCCAGGGTGGTTTTGGCATTATTTGAAAAGAGTTGAATTGTCATTTACCACCTCAAACAAGGGTTATGGTGATTGGATACTGAAAGGGAACGTACAATGCCCCAGCCTGTATCCCGGCCTGCAAAATATTGGCCGCGAAACTTGTGGGAATCGTAACACTGACGGCAGTTCCTGAAAAGGTCACACTAACAGAATATGTTTGCTGAACCCCGGGATCGGTACCGTTTACCCCATTCAGAAATCGGTAAATCCTCCGTTTTAACCATGTAGTGGTGAACTGGAACCCGTCTCCCTTGTAAAAATTCCAGGTCAAGCATCGTTTGTAATAGTCGTCGGTCACGGTGTAATTGGTCACCGGACTGGTGTATAGGTTCTGATTGTACGGCAGCGCATTGTAGGGTTCGGTATTGTAAACCCCAAGATTCGAGAAAGTGGCGCCAGTTGCCAGGGTTGGCCGGGAATACCCATAAACCCCTTGGCCAACCCAGTCCAGAAGCGCTCCCGATATAACGGAATTGGTATATACGGGCAACGGGGTATTGTTGAACCAGTTCAGGTATTGCTGGGCCAGGGTATTATAGGACGCAACAAAGGCCTGCAGATCGCTGTCATCCGCGTACTGGGTGTAGAGATATGAAGGCGTTACTTGCGTCAGCATAATTAACCTTGGACGATAGATACTTGTGAGGCGTTGGTCTGGAAGTAACTTTCAGAATCGCCATAAATCAACAAAGTGCCAGATACCGGAGGGGTCAAAGTGCCGTTGATATAAACGGCATAGTTGATTTTGGAAATCAAGGATGGGTCGATAATGGATTCAATCGCATTCTGGAAAGCGTCCTGAAGTTCATAGGTGTTAATCGGCTGACCCACATATATCGAATTGATATAGTCCACAATGGCTGGTTGTGCCAACTGCACCACAGCATTGGGCGAAATGATGTTGGGGGAAATAGTATTCCAGGTGATGTCCACCACCACGCTCTGGGACGGGGGGTTCACAAAAATGATGGAATACGTATCCGGATAATCATTGATTGAAACCGTAATATTCCGGGTGGTTGTGGTAGAGCCAACCAGCATGGAAACGTCGGGAATGCTCTGGAAAATGGCATTAGCCACCTGATATGGGTCGCCGCCGCCAACAATGATTTCCCATTCATTCGTGCCTGGGTTACGAACAGAAACCAGTCTTGGCTGAACTCCTGATACGTTTTGAAGTGCTGCTTTCACAAAGGCAGGAGTTCCTTGCGTTGCAACAAGTCCAGCCTGCAGAACCTGGGCCCGGTAACTGTCAGTGCTTTGAGCGCTTGCCCCAGGTAGACCGGCAGCCACATTTGTACACGATAGGGTGACGCCAGAGGGCACAGAAGTCACCAACTGGGTTACGGTACCGGCCGGCACCGCCCAGGAGCCCTGAGTGTTTGCCAGGCAGTATAGGGGGGTGCTTTGTCCGGTTCCGGAAATAACTCCGGCATCCTGGACGACGTATTGATAGGAGCCGTCGCCAACCACAAAACCCGCATTGATTACAAAGCCGGGAGAGCCCGAGAAAGTCACAAAAACGGACGTATTGGAGCCAATTCCCTGCGCCACGCCATAAATCTGTCCCAGTTGGTTCAAAATAAACAGGTTGGAGCCATAGGGTGTAATGCTGTTTATCAAGTCCACCCGGGCTGCATCGATAAGGGATAGGGCCCCCACGTCGGTGCTGGAAATGTCCTCAATTAGGCTCCCGGGCAAATTTGCCGTATATCCGGGGTTGGTGGCTGCCACCAAGGCAATCAGATTGTTCAACAATGTCGTCGGGGGCGTTACTTGGGGCCCCTGGGAAGTCATTACCACCGGATAGATTGTCACTGTATCTGTCATACCGCCACCTGAGTTTGAATGGTTGTCCCGTTGGTCAGGATCACATTGACATTATATGTCGGGGTTGTGGATTGAACCTTGGAAATTTGAAGGTTCGCAAAATATGGGGAAAATTGCTGTTGAACCAGGTTCACATAGAAATCAGGGAATACCTGCTGCACCACACTGCGCCATGCTGGAATCCCGTAGTTGGCATAGAAAGGGGATTCCCCCAGGTTCAACTTCAGCACCTGGATGAGGTTGGTGACGTAGCCATATTCGAAATTCCCGGAGGAGTCGGATTGAACTTCCACCCAAGTCTGGCTTCCGTCTAAATTTGTAATTCTCCCGTAGGTTCGCATTGCTTATCCTAGTGAGGCGTAGAAGTATTAGAACCGCCAGCTTGAACCCCGCCGTGGACATGGGTTGAGCCAACATTGGTTCCATTATTGGTCAAGGTTCCGTTGGTTGTTACGTTCCCATTGATCGTTACATTACCATTATTCACGGTCAGGTTTCCACCATTCAGATTGATGGAAATGCCAGTGGAACTGAGCACCAGGGTGCAGTCCCGATTACTGGTTGTCAGTTCAACCCCGTTGGGCCCGTACATGAACAGGACATTACCATCCACAGAAAACCAGTTTTTATTCCCAATGGGGAAAAAGACCAGTTGAGACATATTTCCCCAGTTGGTGTCATCGGGGCTTGCCGTCCCGCCACCCAGGCCAGAAATCTTGGCAATGCTCACATCCGCGGAGACCAGGAAACCCAGATCGCCCACCTGAATGGGGTAACGGATGTATTCAGGCCCGAAGACCGGGACAGTAATTTGGGGAAGGTTCTGATTTGGCAGGGTAACGTCAAAAGCAACGGTCACAACCGAACCGGTCACTCCCACCACCTTGCAGGGGTATTGCCGCCCGGACATCAGGGAGGCATCATCGATTTTCCTGTCCACCAATTGGTTCAGGGATTGGGAAACCGGTATTTTCTGGTTCACGTTGAACATTATTGCACCTGCACAACTTGGTAAATGGTCACCCAGGAATCAGCATTGGGCTGCCGGAAATTCCCGTAATGCCGGATTGTTTGAATCCAGAATTTCCCTTGAAAGTCGATTGTATTCCGAAATTGGGATTGTGACTGAGGCAAAGTCAAAATCAGGCCTTTTTGCTGGAAAGCGGTGGGCATTTGAACAATGTCCCCAATTTTCAGGTCTCCGCGCATCACCGTCTTGAAGGTCATGGTCAACGGAGCAATCCAGGTGGGCTGCCCGATAAAATCGGTGAATTGCAGTTGCTTTGGGTTTGCCTGCAGCGTATTGAAGTCATACACGGAAACGGTGCCATTCTGATAGAAGGCTTGGATACCGTAATAATTGTTCTGTTTCAGTATGCCGGCGCTGAGTTGGTTCAGAAATGTCACAAATTGGGGTAGGTTGTACACGTTGTGAGTGACATCCTGGTTCGGCACCAGGCTCTGGTTGATATTCACTTCTACCTTGGTGCCAGAGGGCATGGCATTTGATAAATTGGACTGAATGGCGGCCGCCAAGGACTGCCCTTGCTTGCATTGGAAGGTGAACTTGAAGGGTTGTTCATTGGTTCCGTATGTCGGCAGCAGCATGAACTCCAAAGTCTGGGACGTTCCCTGCCAATTTCCGAATGCCTGCATGATTTGGCCATCGGAGACCACTTGGTACTGGGAAGCATTGGCCAGAGGTAACCCCTTGGCCATTCCCGCGGAAATAGTGATCTTGTTGGACAGAATCCCGGAGGAAATGGCTCCGTTCACCGCAGTATTGTTGAATGATGGGTTGAAATTGGACGCCTGCTTGAGCAATGGCAGCCCAATTCCGTGAATTCGAATAAAAGAGCCCCCGGTGGCTGCATTCATTACCGTGTTCTGGATTTCCATCTCCACATTCAGGGCCCCGGGAATGGTATTCCCATTCGAATCGGTGCTGGAAAAGGTTCCATTGAACAAAGTGTCGCCATTGCCGGAGGTTTGCTTGATAACCAACGGTTGGCCCTGGGGATTGGTGATTTTTATTTCATACCGTCTCACGGGCTGATCTCGAATTGCTGGTTGGCAGTGCGATAAATCAGGGTGCTGGTGAAATATCCCGCGGTCATTGAAATATTGTAGGTCTGGGGTGAGCCGATAAGCGGCAGCGACACGATTAGATTGTTGGCCAGGTCATAGATATTTACGTAGTATCCCTGGGCATAAATATTGAACGTCACGATGACATTGTAAATTGAGCCGTCCAAGGTAGCCTGGAACTGAAAGGTCGAATTGGTGGACGGAGTAAATTGTACGTACGTCGTCATTGCTGGGTTCCCACGTTGGTTTGAGCCACCACGGAATTGGAGCCGATAACATTGTTTGCCCCTGCCAAGGGGGTCGCAATCGCGTTAGGATTGTTCAGGACGGATTGGACGCCCGTCCATAGCCCAGTGGACTGGATTCCCGCCTGATAGGCCCCCATGAGCGAATTGAGCACGTTTGTGGGCTGCTGGGCCACCAGGGGCTGGATAAAGTCGAACTGCCAGGCATTTTGGGGCTGCTGGCTGTCTGGCCGGGAAACGTCATGCAGTCCGGTCATGATGCAGTTCTGGTAAATGTAGGACGGGGTGGCCACGATATAGGTGCCCCCAGCCTGGTTATGAGTGTCCAGGGCTGCTTTCAGGGCCCCGAAGGTAATTTGCTTGGCAATGTAGCCGCCATTGGTGTTTGCCGGGCAGTTCATCAGAATTGAGAACTTCAGTGGCTTGGCAATGATGGCGTTTGCTGCATAGGTCTGGTTGGCAAAGGGATACACGGAAACGTCATTGTCCACCAAGGTGCCCCCGGGCAGTGGCCGGAAATGGGCAAAGAAATTATTTGGATTGATGGGATTCTGAAAGTTCAGAATTGTGAACGCTGAATTTGCCGCCTCGGTCAGGGCCACAATAGGCAGTAAGGATCCAGGAACATTGGCAGCCAGGCCATTCTGCAGAATGATAGGCGACAGTTCATACGCTAACTGGAATATGGTCTGGCCAAGGTTCATGCCGCAACTCCAACAGGTGAAAAGTAACCACCACCATATAACACCGAGGTATTAGTATCAATCCCTGGGAAGGTATTGGTTTCCACTCGGACGGTGAAGTTGGTGCGGTCATAGGCCGAGGGCATTCCATAGGAGGCCGGGCGGGCCTGGGCAGGCTGATTGCTACCGCCAACTGGTTCGCCTTCATGGAATTTTTTGAGGAAATTCTTTCCCTCATCCGCGATATGCTCCCGCCATTGCGGGCCCCACATCATGGTAGCAGCATCAATCCGGGGTTCACCCTGGTTGTAGGCAGCAACAGCCTTGTCCACATCGCCGTTGTACTTTTTCAGCAGATATTGCAAGAACTTGCCAGCAGCCTCGCCTTCCTGATAAATATTTTGGGGATCTGTTACGCCATAAGCATTTTGAATATTCTTTTTCATTTGGAATGGGCCCTGGGCTCCAGCAGGGGAATCGGGCACCCCGGTCACGCGCCGGCTACTCTCAATCCCCCAGATCTTGTCCAGAATTCCGGAAGGCAGATTTCTTGATTTCTCGACATTCTTGAGAAACTCCTCTGGGCTCTGTTTGTCTCTGGCTTCACCGCCCCATTGATCTGGTTTTGGAACTTCTTTTGGCCCAAGCCATTTGATGATGAAGTCAGCCAGATACATCAGGGCCTTGCTCATTTTTTCGACATTATCCAAGAAATTATCGAAATCTTTCTTGAACTCGTCCGTTTTCATGTATTCGGCAAAGTCCTTGATTTTGCCGGTGAGCCACGTAATGGCGTCCTTGAAAGCGTTGCTCTCCAGGAAGACATCAACTGCGTGCTCGAAACTCTCAGAAAGACTAGATAATGGGCCAGTGAGTGAGGTCAGCTTTTTGATGAACTTGTCTTCAATGGCGGTGGCTGCGGTATCCAGTTGAATCTTGAAATTTGTCCAGGCCTTTAGCGTGTCATCAT